TCAACAAGCACAAGAAATTTGAAAGAAGGAAGATATGTTTATGATGTGATTGTAAGTTCTGGATCTACTGTTTACAATATCATAAACGGAAATATATTAGTTTTATCTGGTGTATCCTCTGCACCATAAATATATCAAGGGGAAAATGTGGGTAAATGGCACAACCAACAAGTAGATCAGAATTAATCAATTACTGTAAACGGAAACTGGGTGCTCCAGTTTTGGAGATCAATGTTGCCGATGAGCAGATTGAAGATTGTGTTGATGATGCCATTCAATTATTTCAAGAGAGACACTTTGATGGTGTTTCTCAAATGTACCTGAAATATCAAATCACACAGGATGATATTGATAGAGGTAGAGCACCTGGCAATAATACCACTGCTGGAATCACTACAACAACAGCAGAGGCAACTATCGTTGGTGCGGCAACAACTTTTTCATATAAGGAAAATAGCAACTATTTACAAATTCCTCCAGCGGTGATTGGAGTAAACAAAATATTTCATTTTGACGGAACAAACACTGTAACTAATAACATGTTCAGTGTTAAATATCAATTATTCATGAATGATATTTACTATTTCGGATCTACTGAAATACTTACATATGCGATGGTCAAAACATATTTGGAAGATATTGATTTTCTTTTGACCACACAAAAGCAAATAAGATTCAATCAAAGGATGGATAGATTATATCTTGACATTGATTGGGGAAGCGTCAGTGTTGATGATTACATCATCATTGATTGCTTTAGAGTATTGAATCCAAATGATTTTACAAGAGTATATAACGATCCGTTCCTTAAAAAATATTTGACTGCATTGATCAAAAAGCAGTGGGGACAGAACCTAATAAAGTTTCAAGGAGTCAAGTTACCAGGCGGTGTTGAACTAAATGGTAGACAAATATATGATGACGCGGAAAAAGAACTTGAATCGATTATGGAAAATATGTCTAATACTTATGAATTACCACCTTTAGACATGATAGGATAATGTTATGCTTAATCCATTCTTTCAACAGGGTTCAAAAGGCGAACAAAGTCTTGTTCAGAGTCTAATAAACGAACAACTAAAAATTTACGGGGTTGAAGTATATTATCTTCCCAGAATTTATGCTACGAAAAACTCCGCGATAAAAGAGGTAATAGAATCAAAATTTACTAATGCATATCCTATTGAAGCATATGTTGATTCATATGATGGATATGGTGGACTTGGAACTCTCATGTCCAAGTTTGGAATTCAAGAGCAAGATGATCTTACCATAATTGTCTCAAAAGAGAGATATGAAAATTACATCAGTCCTCTGATAAAAAACATACCGAATATTGAATTGTCAACCAGACCAAAAGAGGGAGATCTCATATATTTCCCTCTTGGAGATAGACTTTTTGAAATCAAATACGTAGAGCATGAAAAACCATTTTATCAATTACAAAAAAATTATGTTTATGAGTTGAGGTGTGAACTGTTCAGAGTTGAAGATGAAGTTGTTGATACTGACGTTTCCTCTATTGACGATAACTTAATTGATCAGGGTTATATTCAAACACTAACTCTGGTAGGATCTGCTGTTACAGCAACTGCGATTACTGGTATTGCACAAACTGGCGGATTGAGAAAGATTGTTCTGACAAACAGAGGAGATGGTTTTACCTCACCTCCAAGAGTCGCTATATCCTCTGCTCCAAGCACCGGTCAGACAGCGGTTGGTATCGCAACAATGATATCTGGTTTGGTTGATTGTTTTGGAAGCACAGCAGATGATAAAGTTCAAGGTGTCGAAATTATCAATCCTGGATTTGGATACACTGTCGCACCAGGAATATCTTTCGTTGGTGGAGGTGGTGCAGGTGTTGCTGCAACCACTGAAATAGCAGATGGCACAATCGGAATCATTACTGTTTCTGATGGTGGTAATGGTTATAGCACTGCACCACTGGTGACCATTGCTGGTCCTGGAATAGGCACCACAGCGTCTGCAACGGCGCTAATTAGTTCTGCGGGCATAGTTACGTCTATTCGCATTACAGACGCTGGTGTGGGGTATACAGTCGCTCCTACGATCACCATTGGTTCTCCAAGTGTTGGCAGCTCTGGAAACTTTATATTCAATGAAACCGTAACTGGATCAGCAAGCAGCACTACTGCCATTGTCAATAATTGGGATGCTTCTACTAATGTACTCGAAATCAAAGTTGTTAGCGGCACATTTGTTGTTGGTGAAAATATCGTTGGTTCTGAAAGCGGCGCGTCGAGAGAACTCAGAGTATTGAATACTGACGATGCCGTTACTCCATATGCACAGAATGATGTCTTTGAATCAGAGGCAGATTCATTCTTAGATTTCTCTGAGACCAATCCATTTGGCACTCCATAAATAATATTATGGTTTTGTTAAATTTCTTACAGTCCTAAAAAAATGTTTGAATATTTTTATCACGAAATTCTAAGAAGAACTATCATATCTTTTGGTACGTTGTTTAATGATATTAACATTAGACACTCTGATAGTAGTGACAACACTGTAAGCGAAATGAAGGTTCCGTTAGCGTATGGACCTTCACAAAAATTCTTGGCAAGATTGGAACAACAATCTAATCTAAACAAGCCAGTGCAAATGACACTGCCAAGAATGTCATTTGAATTTATTGGATTGAGTTATGATCCCACAAGAAAAGTAACTACAACTCAACAGTTTATCACTGGAACAAAATCAGATAAGAAAGAAGCAAGAAAAACATATCTTCCTGTTCCATATAACATGTCATTTGAACTTAGTGTAATGACTAAGTTGAATGATGACATGCTTCAGATTGTTGAACAAATTTTACCTTATTTTCAACCTGCATATAATTTATCAGTAAATCTAGTTGAGACAATAGGCGAAAAAAGAGATATACCAGTCATTCTTGATAGTGTGACTATGAATGATGATTATGAAGGAGATTTCAGTACTAGAAGAGCACTAATTTATACTTTCCGTTTTACAGCAAAAACTTACCTGTTTGGTCCAGTTTCTTCTGCAACAAAAGACATCATCAAAAAGGTTTCTGTTTCTTACGTTGCAGCATCATCCTCTGGTTCGGAATCGAGAAGTGGTGCAAGAGATCTTACTTATGCAGTTGAGCCAAGAGCAACTAAAAATTATGATGGTGTTATTGCAACCAATTTGACAAACGACATCAGTGCTAGTGATGTCACCTTTGATGTCACTGACGGAACGAAATTGGTTAAAGATGGTTATATTATCATTGACAATGAATCTCTTCTTGTTGAGACAATTACAGGCAATAACATCATTGTGAAGAGGGGTCAAGATGGCACTGGAGCAGTCTCACACGTTGCTGGTGCTGGTATAGGCACGATTACCGCAGCTGATAACGTTCTCATAGAATTTGGTGATGACTTTGGTTTTGATGGGAGTATCTCATGAAAATGTCTAAAAAGTTCGATGGACTAAATGATGCTTTTGATGTAGAAAGTCAAATAGTTCCATCCGATCCAGTTACAAAAATTGAAAAGGTTCGTGAAACAGCGAGTGATATCAAAAAAGATTATGATTACACTCGTGGCAACTTATACTCGTTGATCGAAAAGGGGCAAGAGGCAGTAAATGGTATTTTGGAACTTGCTCAAGAGTCTGATCAACCTAGGGCATATGAAGTTGCTGGTCAATTAATAAAATCAGTTGCTGATGCAACTGACAAACTAATGGAACTGCAGAAGAAACTCAAAGATGTTGAGGAGGATTCTCAAAAAGGTCCTACTAATGTAACAAATGCTTTATTTGTCGGATCTACAGCAGACCTTGCAAAACTTTTGAAATCTCAACAGAAAGAGAACGATAAATAAAACTGGGAGAGAAATCCCAAGGTAATCTTACTTATAATTTAATGGCGGAAGCTGACGATAAAAATTTGCCATCCATAGAAGATTTTCTTCCGAAAGTAGATGAAGAACTACCTTCTGTTGAGGATTATCTTGAGGAAGAAGTAGAAAATATTTTAGTTGAAGAAAACGAGGAAACAGAGGATTCGATTGAAGAAGAAGTCGAACGTCCTGTTGATCTTACAGAAGTTTTACACCTTATCAATAAGGTAAGAGAGGATATTCCTAATATCCCAGAAATTAAGTATTATGATTCCGAGTTAGAAAGAATTTGTGAGATTATTGACGAAGTAAAGGAGTCAATACCCACAATACCTGAAGTAAAATATTATGATCAGGAGATAGAAGTAATATGTGATCAAATTGATCAGGTAAGAGAATTTATCACAACAAAAATAAATGATCTTCCTGAAGTAAAATATTATGATGAGCAAGTTCAGAATATTGAAGACAGAATTGATACTGTAATTCAAGAAGTTGCTAACCTACCTGAACCAAAATATTATGAAAGCGATATTCTTTCAATAAGAGAAGATATTGACAATGTTCGTAACAGCATTCCTAAGTTCCCAAAATGGGTAAATGAGGTAAACGAAGTTCCTGATTTTTCATGGATCGGTAAAACCTTTAGCGTAATAGATGATGATTTTATCAAGGTAAATGATACCATCAACACTCTTGAAGAGAACCTTAATATTGAAC